CGCTCAATCTCCTTTCAAATCGGTTGTTATAGCCCCCGCTCACGGCTCGAACGTGCGGGCTTGCCTATCGGGGGTCACCATGTCTTAGACATGAGATACATAACTTTCCAATGTTAGGTTTGTTAGTCGTTATCGGCTGTTTGTTCTCCTTTGCCTTTGCTTCTATCTATATAGACATGGCAAAATAGATGGTCAATTACAGCTTCTACTTTCATTATCTTTGCCGATAACAGTGTCATTGTATAAGGTTCAGGATTTTCCTTATCCTGCATATACTTATCAAAGAACGCAATACATAGAGGTTTGGTTTCCTCAGCATTGATAGCCTTTACCAAAAATTTATTATGAGTTGTGTAACGCTCATATTTCATCTCCATCTCAGCGATATAACAATTGACCTTTTCATCTTCTCCATTATCCTTGGTTAAGGTTACTATGTACAAATATTCTTGTTCCTTGAGGGATAACACTTCAAAATATCCTTGGTAGTGCTGTTCTATGTAGTCCGTGAGGATCTGCATAGCTACCTCTACACTATTAGCATATAGGAAGAAGGTTTGTTTCTTTCCCATTACCTTTGCCACAGCTACCCAAGTAGCGGCGCTTCCATTCACTAAGGTTGCTTGTCTTTGTATGGTGCTGACTTTTACCTCAGTAATATCTCCGCTTTGTAAGAAGAAATTAATCTCCTCTAAGTTGTGATGGTCTAAGAATGTACCACGTTCAAAGATTATCTCTTTTCGTTCTATATTGACTAACTCCCCTGTGCTTTCATCTACGAAGTTCTCAGGCCATTTTCGGTAAAGCGTCTCTGCTAAGTACTTATCCTTCATCTCAGATAGGTTGGAGGTGGTGAGGATCTCCTCCTCAAAACGATTAACGGTTTCTTTCATTGCTTATTTTACTTTAAATCTTGCTTATTTACTTTTTTACGTTGGTTTTTAGACAGTTAGAAATGATTTTTTGCCTTGCTTAACGAGGCGGAAAAATTGCTTATTCCTCTCTTTTCCTATAAAACCAATATTTCAGGTAACCAATCCTAAATATTTTGTTCAACTTTTCCTCATCAATAGGCGTTGCTGACTTATTATCTATGGCTTTTTTGTACCTTTTTAGTTGCCAATGCTCATTCTCATACGCTGCGACCAATATCCCCGCTTGTTCAGGTACTAAATCCTTGATTTTATCTAAGATGTAGTAAGGGACGGCATAATAAAACTGCTTGATATTGCCCTCGTGATTGTGTTTCTTGTTGAAATCAGCCTTAAAATCACTTACAGATACCTTTATCTCAACTTCTCGGAGGAAATAATTCTTAGTAACTGATAATATATCGCATTCGTGGGTAACGATATTTTCAACTCTATATCCTCGGTTGCTATCATCATCGTATCTTACAGCGTTGAGCCGTGAGAACTTAGGAACTATTACAAGGCTTGACTTTTCAAAGTAATCATATATCAATAGCTCCATTTGTGGAGTGGTTATAGTTTCTTTCATGGCTTATCAATTATCTTCAGGTTCAGGCAAATCTAATCCGAAAAAGTCCATACATAGCTGCCTGATTTGCTGCTTAAACTCCTTCTCCCATTCGTAAGTGGTCAGTTTGGTGCTGCTCTTAGGTACTCTTACCACCTCTCCAGTGGCAGGATTGACACGCTCTTCATAGTTACACGTTGTCTTTAACAGCGTATGCACTTCATTAGGATTATATAACTCCCCCCACTCGTTATAGATAGCTGTCTGTATAAGTGGTATCCAGCAAGCCCAATAGAAGGCATTTTGCTCATTGCTCCTTTTCTTGCTACGCCTTTCAATGGTTATGTTGATAGGCAAGCCTTCAAAGGAGCCAATCGCACGAGTTACCATTTCTCGGTTACCTACCAGCTTGCCGTCTTTAACGGTAGTGGGGATTGTTATCTTTTTCATTGTTATTCTTCACTATTTTTATTATAATTTACAAATTCCCAACCTTGTGATATAAGTAATTCTATATTCTCTTTCGGTATAAAATCATCATATCTATATATGTCCATGCCAATTGAAACTTTTGTTTCAGATATAAATTCCTTTATAGCTTTAATTTTTCCTGATGTGTTTCTCCATTCACTACTTCTTTCGTTATCTTTTTTGTCTTCTATAATACGATGAAATTCTATAACGTCTTCATTGTATGGATAAGAATAAGTGTCAAGAAATATAGTATTTTTATACTTTTCTTTGTTATATTCAACAAATTCATTACTTCCTGGCTTATCTTTTAGTTCTAAATAAATTTGATTGATATAAGTACCTTTATCGTTTTGATATATAATAAAATGCTTATCATTATCTACAATGAATTTCATAAGTGTTGTAGTTTTTACACCTAATTCATTGGCGAGATTATTTATGTAAGGTTTTTTATTAAAAGCTACTTTATATAACTCAAACCTATCTTTTACTTCTTTTAAATCTAATTTTTTCATTTTGTCTTTATTTTGAAAGCAAGGCAGGACTCGAACCTGCATTTAGTCACAAGCCAAAGTGAATGTACGACTCGAACGTATCCTAATCCTGCCAACCAGACGGAGCGACTTCCAATTTCGCCACTTGCTTTTTGTTATTACACTTCCTCTTTAATTAACCATTCTTTAAACCCTTCTTTGTCCTTAGAAAATCCTTTATATATTTTCTTTGTTAAGGGTGATTTAGCTACATCAATCAAAGGAAATAACCTACAAACGATTTCTTTAAAGTTATCAAAATCAATTTCAATACCTGCGCTTACAAAAGCATCATAGAAATAATCTTCATCAATTTTTTCTTCATCTTCTGTATTTATTCCTAAAATAGTTAAGCCTAATATATAGACCTCATAACTATCTAATTCTGTTCTTTTTATTTTTTTATTCATACTTAAACTCTAATTTAAAATTTAGACCTAAACTACTAACTTCTTTTTCTATTACAAGTTCGTTAGCTACATCAAAGCTATTTCGTATGTTATATTCCTTGACTCCCTCATTTTTAAAGCATTGATTTACTAACTTATATAAGGTTGCTGGATTACCATCATCAACTTTACCTGCTAATTTGAGAGGCGTTCCTTCTTTTGAACAGTAGATATAAGCTACTTGAGTTTTTTCTTTCATCATAATAAAGGTTTTGCTATTTCTAAGAGTTCTCTTTGTTCTTCAAGGAATTTATCTCTGATTTCTTCCGTTTTGAAAGAAAACACCCTTTGACATTCGACAGATTCAAAAGTGTCAAATTCTCCCTCATAAATTTCAATACTAAACTTTTTTTCTTCATTTTTCCAATCTGGCTGCCAACCTTCATTGTAATAGTCTCTAAGGAATAGGAGTCTCCTTAATGCTTCCGAAGCATCTGCTAATTCCTGTGTTGGGTAACCTCCATACTCCTCTTTGTCATATTCGCTTTTAGGTTTATAAATGCTCTCTGCTTCTTCCCATGCTTCCTCAAAAGTTGGTACAGGTTCTTTCTGTTCAAAGCCTTGTAAAGTATATGGTGATGTAGATAGAGTTGGAGTTTGTGAAAGAGGTCTCCATCTATTTGAAGTAATGTCATCTCCTATAAATCTACCATCTCCTGTATAACAATAAGTCACTTCTCCATACAGAACACGTAAGCTCATGTCTGCCTTAACTTCTTTTATTTTCAGAGGTGTTTTGCCAAAGAAAACTTGGTCATAGACCTCCATTCCTACTTTAAATACTGTTTTCATAAGCATTATTGATACTCTACAATTAATTCTTTTGAATTTTCATACACAACTTCATTGTCTTCACTTACTTTACTAACATGAAAAGCTTGCCCTTGTACTGTGTCAGGTTCTTCATCCTCAAGGTAATCAAATGGACTTTCTTCAAAAATATTCATCGCTTCTTCGTAGCTGTTAGCTTCTACAACGGCTGTGTAAGTACTTTCTTCCACATGCTCGAATTTAATTACATACTTTTTCATTTTTTCTTTATTTTTAAGTTACTAAAAAGGTACTTCTTCATTGTTATATATTGCAGGGTTAGGCTCTCTTCCGTTGTTATCAAAGATTTGCGGTTGTTGTACCTGCTGTGGTGCTCTCTGTGGAGGAGGTGCAGGCGCCGCTTGTCGTACGGGTTGCTGTGGTGTCTGCTGTACGGGTTGCTGATAAGCTACATTAGTAGTCTGTACAAACTCAATTTTCCATCCCTCAATCGTGTTAAAGTACTTGGTCTCTCCTTGAGGGTTTGTCCATTCTCTCCCGCGGATATTGATATATACCTTTACAATTTGCCCCACTTGCAAGCTGTCTAAGAGGTCACAGCGCTGCTGGGTGAATTGAATGATGATTGTTTGCGGATATTGCTCCTCCGTTATGATTACCAAATCCCGCTTCTCAAAGCCGTTTTGTCCTACCATCTGAGAGGGGAATATCTGCTTTATTCGTCCTTGTATTTCCATAGTTATTACTTTATAATTCTCATTTTCTTGAAGATTTCTAAAGTTTTGTCTTTTGTCAAAGCGTCAAAGTATTTGTTAGAGTCTTCTTCAGTAGCAAACAAATAATCTAAGGATAGCAATAAATTTCCATTAGATGTAGTTGCTTTTGTGGAGTATGTCTCATTATCTCCGTTGTATTCTTTCTGCACGAGTATTTGTCTATCTTCATACTCATATACTTTGCAAAATATGTGTTTTTCCATTTTCTTTAATTTTACCTATAAAAACTTCTACTTTTATGCAGCTCCAAAACCTCGCTGCTTTCCTTTCTGTTTGCCTCAATAAACGCCCTTGCTTGTTGTATGCTAAGGTGTGTATTGATATTGCCGTAAGCGTGGGTATATTCGCCGTTGGCTCGTGCTTCTTCTATTGCTTGCTGTATGTACTCCTCGCAGTAGTTATGCTCAATAGCATAGAGGTCATAACCCTTAGCGGTGATACCCTCCAAATGTACTGTATCAGTAGCGTGGAATATCTTTTTTCCGTTGGGCAGGAATATCCGCCAACCGAAATTAGGTACATCATGG